CCGACTAAACCGCTCTTGTTCATATGATGTATAGACAACGTAGTTGCTCCTAGTTGTGCCGATATACTGGCACAGAACGAACACCACAACTGAGCTGACTCGTTACTACTACTAATAGGGCTAGAAGCACTCACAAAGCTCTGTATTGGGTCGAAAACAACTAACTTTAAGTCTGGTATTGATTTTAATTCTTCGACCAATTCTATAGCCTGTTGAGTGATATTATCCTCTGTTAATAAGATCATAGGCTTACCATGATCTGCAATGGTATAAACAAAGACATCATAAGGTGTATTAAATCTAGCACCATTTGGGTCTAAAGAGTTTATTCTCCTGTGTATCTCCTCTTGGTTATCTTCTGAACTAAGAACGACTGAGTTGCCAGACTGTAAAATATTCTTGCCTAAGAATGTTCCTCCCCCCTTTGCTAAGTTCAAGGCTAACTGCAAAGCTAAGAACGATTTACCAATACCACCTACGCTAGATAGAACACCAGGTGTTTTGAGCGGAATTAGACGATCCACTAACCACTCGATAGGAGGAGGACTACCGATGAGATTTTTAATAGCGTACCGCCTAATCCCTAAACCAAAATCTTCAATCTCTTGTTTGACTGATTCTAAACCTACTTGTTGATGTAGATCATTAAAGTCTCCAATGATTGAAGGTAATTTTACTACAGAGTTATGCACAGCTTTTACACATTCGTCAGCTTTCTTTTGCCCAACTCCATTCTTATCATTATCAAAAGCAATAATGAACTTAGCCTGTGTTTTCTCACGCATCCTGTTCATTGCTTCCAAACCAAAAGTCGCTGAAAAAACAACAACTACTGGCAAACTTGTTGCTAAATGTACGCTAACTCCTGTAGCGACACCTTCAACAACAACTACCTTTTCTAAACTGTGTAACTGGTTTAAATTAAAACCAATAGGAAAGACATTTCCTTTCACTTCGCTGGCAGATACAAACCTTTTACCGCCTTTTTTGTCTATATACTGAAGACTTCTTAACTGACCTGTTATAGAATGCGCCACGGGAATTATGAGGCTACCATTTAATTCCTTTAAACCATAATTATTAACTATATTTTTTGCACTTAAATAAGGATGCTCAACACAATCATTGCACTTTTCAAATCTCTCCCTAACCTCCTCTGCTACTTCATCTTGCCTCCGCTTCTTATGTTCTTCCCCTTGACGTATAGCTTCGTCCAGTTTGGTCTTTAGAACCTGTCTTTGAGTATCACTTAATTGGTTAGGGTCAACCGAAGACCACTTACCTTGTAAGCCTGTTCTCCAGTTACCCCATACGCAGTTCTGATAGTCGCCTGTCTCGTTAAAGACATACCAACCAGACCGCTCTCCATGTTTATCAGGACGAACACCAACACCCGACTTAACGGGTACTCTGACTAATTCGCCTGTGGTATTTACATAATCAATGAATAGACCATCGTTAGTCATCTCACTAATTAATGAATCGATGCTTTTCTTCTCTCCTCTGAAGCGAAAATTTTCATCTATGACGATTCCCTCATCGCCTACATATTTTCTTAAATCAACCATTTTCTCGTAATTCTTTTACGAGAAGTCCTTTATCTGCTAACTCCGAACAATAATTTAGATACTCTGCAATAGCTTTACCAAATAGTTTCATCCTCTGATCTCTCTCCCATTCGTGCATGACAAATGTATTTTCTTTTTTTGCTATTTCTAAATAAGTATCTTTGGTTAGGGTCAAGGCATATTCAATGCCTTCATAATTTAATTGTGCGACATATGGTAAAGGTTCTCCTCTTTCTAATCTTTCCTTTATCTTCTTTGTGTGTTCCATACAACAACTTCCGTAGTAACGATCCTCCACTCGTAATAACAGACCTCCGCTGGGTGATATGCAGTGACTACATAACGAAGGCCTGTCATACTTTAGGGGTTCATTAGAACGGGACATCTTCAGCAGATGTTTCTTCTTTAGGTTTCTGCACAACCTTCTCTGTAGCTTCTTTTTTTCACCACAGGTTGAAACGTATTACCGAAGTCATCCTTTATTTCCATGTAACCCTTTTCACCTTCGACAAGTTCTGCTGACAGAGACTTGCCTAATAGTTGAACACTAGGATCAGTTAATGCACCTGTAACTCCACACGCTTTACCAATCTTTCTCAATGTTTCCACACCGATGTTAACTGCTTTGTCGCTTGTGTTGTGTGCCATGGTACAGGCATAGTTCATGTTAATAGTGGTATCTTCTACTTCAAAGAATAACTTCAAAGCCTCCCAACCATTTGCACCTGTAATGATTTCATCACCACAAAATGTCATGTTATGCCTTCCTGGTGTTAGCTTACCTCCGCCTCCACCGCCTTCGCTTACGCTATCCACATCTAAGTCGTGGCCATACTTGGTTATATCTACCATTTTTATCTCCTTTAATTTTTGATGATTGCCTCTCTGATTGAATCCCAATCAAAAGGCATTTCTTCAGGTAAACCATATCTATTCTTAGCTAAGAAAGCTGGTTTAGCCTGTGTGTAAATAACACGATCTCCCTGAACTGCTTTAGTGTTTGTCTGCCCACCTTTACCCTGTGTCTTAACTGTACCCAGTTTAAAGTTAGCAAAGAAACAACAATCACTATGCTCAAGTATTAAGTCTCCAGCTTTACGATGCAACTTCAGTTCGTGTCTGTCGTATGCCTCAATCTCTGGTGACTCAAATCTTTTTATTTGGTTATGAGCAATCTGAATAATCGTCATACTCTTCTCATCTCTTAAACGATTGAGTACGTCTATATATTCTCTCCATTGTTTTAGAGCTTCCACATAGCCACGACCATAACCAAATTCTTCAATAGATTTCTTACCATGCTCTTGACAGACCTTCTCCCATATTAATGGTTCTAGCCAATCTAAAGAGTCAACTGCTAAAGTCTTATACTCGTGATCTTCGTCTAATAAAGTTTTTAGATTAGCCACAAAGGTATCGTAGTCTTTAGCCACAGGAAAGTGATCGCATTGAATTTTACCCATACCATCTTCTGTTAAAGCAAAGATAGGTGCATTCATGCCTGATGCAAAGGATGTTTTACCAATCCCAGCACCTCCATATAACACAAGCTTGGGTGGTTTGAGCTTAGTCTTTTTTCTTATATCAGCTAGACTCATCTTCCACCTCTATTACTTCAGCATCAGACTCTACAGCTGCTTTTAGTTTATCGCTGTAATATCCGATTAAAATATCCATTTGCTCAACATTCAAGTTAGCTTCTTGAATATATCTATTCTTCTGCTCTTGGTGCATTTTGCATTTGTTAAGAATTAAAACTGCATCATCAGACAGATCAGATACTTTGTATTCTGGCCCGTCATCTGAAAACCTTACAGTTTCTTCTGCTTCCTGATTATTTTCATCAGTCATTTTTTTCTCCTACATATTGTTTATAAGTATCGCAAATACCTTTTGCATTACAGAAACGACAAGTCTCTTTGCTTGGGTTGTATTGCGGGTTTTCTTCGTCACAAGCATCTGCTGCTGGTTTCAAAGTCTCGTAACCCCAGTCCACAAGACTTGCTGCGGACATGGAATAAGATCGTATAGCACCATCTTTGTGCCATGATCTAGGTTGTACTATTGTCATGGTAACGATTGTGTCTTCATTACCATATCTTGATAAAGCTCCTAATGAATAGATAAGCAACTGTGTGTTGTCTTCTACATTGACTGGAAACTTACCTGATTTTAAATCTATGATCTCTAATTCTTTTTCGCCTATCAATATGGCATCTGCTGTACCCCAAATGTGTTCTGATATTTCTTCCATGCTGACTCTCTCTTCTATCAACATCTTGGCATTTAATTCTTCTTTTCTTTTGTTGACGTAATCTACATAGACTTCAGCACACTTAATCATCTCTTCATCAACTACTATTTCAAACTCATCTACAAATTCTTTTCTACCTAACCAATAGTCTCTTAGTGTTACGTTCTCTAAACGATCTTTAAATAACATCTCTGACATACTATGTACAAACGTACCAGAGGCAGCTGCATAGCTTGTAGAGTAAGGCACTTGACTCGCTAGATTAGGCATACCAGGACAAGCCATCCATATCTTTGAACCACTAGGACTGAGTTTAGCGTGTGCCATTTAATACCAGCTTGTCTTGTTCGTACTCTTGGATATAGTCTATATCGTAAAGCACCTTGCCACCGATCTTAAAGAATTGAGGCCCTTGCCCCTTTCCTCTTTGATTCTCTAGTGTTCTAGGGCTGATCTTCCATCGTTGCGCTAGTTCTCTAGTGTCAAGAAATTTGCTGGTTTTGTCTTCCATATTTTCCATTATTACTCCCTTCTGTACTCTTTCATTGCCAATAATACATTTTTTAACTAGAATATCAACCACAAGTGATGAAAAAGTTTATAAAAGACAATAAAGCCACCAGTCGTCAGGTTGGAGGCGATCACTATAAGAGTCTGGAAATCACTCCTACTCAATACATCTATGCCAATAAACTGTCTTGGAATCTTGGTAACTGCATTAAGTACGTGACTAGAAACAAAGAAGACAAGGTAGAAGACTTACTAAAAGCCAAACATTACATAGATTTAGAGTTGGAAATGATTTACGGATGTAATCCCGAAGGTA